ACAGATTATTGATGCAGGCGGACCTGAATTAGAACAGGAGATGTTCAATAGAATCCAGATGTTCGAAGAGCTCAACGCCAAGTCTCTTGAAATACGCGACATAAACGGCAATGCCATTTTTGAAAAAGATGATATGCCCAACCTACTTACCAACATCATTGGGCTATCTATGGTAACCCAGATGGTGGAAGCACTAGATACTAGCATCATGGGCATGGACATCATCAATGCTGGTACAGCAATGTCACAACGCATCGAGTACAATAAATTACAACAACAGTATCTGAATCAGTTAACAGAAGCCATTGAACGCATGGCGCCTAATGTGGACGAAATAGCAAAGCAGAACCCTGAGCTTGCTCGTATCGTAGAATCTGCATCAGAGTACGTAGATGCACAAAAACTCGGTATAGAAAATTCCTACAATGATGCTATGAAGCAAGTAGAGCAGCTCGAAACGGATCAACGAGCTTTGTTTGAAGTTGGGATTACGAGTAACGGCGTACCTTCAGTATCTGCTAATGATATTTTTAGTACCAATGCTCGTAAAATTCTCGAAGCTAATGTCGATGATACTGGAACTATCGTCAATTATGAAAAGTACCTGAATGATTTGCAGAACGAAGTTAAAAGGCTACAAAGTAATTATATAGAAGTAGCTAAGCTAAACACGGGTACTGCCGCTCTAAACGGAAATTCAAATATAGGCATGCAGCTTGGAAGCACATCAGCATCCAACAGAAAAATGGATCGGACACTACGCAATACACACTACGATGCTGTTACGAACCCATATAAAGACCTACCCCGCTCTCAGACACCTCGAGCCGATGTTACGGACTTTGTGCTTGAATTGCGGGAGTCCGGCGGTTTATCTTACTTAAATGGTGCGGATTATACTGCTGCTCTGAGGTCAGACCTAGATGATGCTACATTGAATGGTATCGATTTATCAGCAGGAAGAGGTACTCCTGAAGATCGTGTAGCCTTGAGGTATTTTAATGTAGCAGCAGTAGATAACTTACGCTACAGCCCACTAGGAAATCTAATAGGGATTTCGGAAGACGTAGCCTTAGGGGATGCCTCCGTACTTTTAGGTGAATACACATCTAAATTGAAAGAAGCCCTATCTAATGTAGAAAATCCATCACCACAAGTTAGAGCACTCGCTGCACGCAACATTAAAGATTCACCAATTGATTCGTGGTTGTATATTAATGATGTCCTTAAGACAGGGGATCCGGCTGTTCTCTCTGCAATCTCTCGAGACTTAACACCGGATAATGCTGCTAAGATCGCAGACAATATGAGACTTGCGATAACTGTCGACGAGTATAAGGGGATTCGTAGCGCGTTATCTGTTTCAGACAGACAAGCGACAACGCCGTCGGGTGTGTCTGCAATCAGAATGCGACAGGACCTAAAGAATATAGTTTTATCTCCAGAATCAGGGTTTAGTGTAGGTTTCTACGAGGGTACCAAAGAGTCTGTAGTAGATCAGATAGGAGAGTCTTTAGACCGAGCAGACAATTTCAACTACACATTTAATAAGAGGTGGAATAACCCACAAAGTAAAGCCTTTGGGATCGTACGTAAAGACGACGCCAGCCATGCCAACACAATGGACAAGCTGGTTAATAATGCTCTGTCTAAAGCAGACAAAACCGAAAGCATCACGGATACCATAGATCAAGAATTAGGATCAGAACTTGCTCGTTTGCTCGGTGGACACTATGATGAGGCTACTGATCGTTTCTACCTTATCGAGGGTTCTGAAGCAGCTGAACAGGCTAAGATCTACTTAAAACAGTATACAAACAATAGATGGTGGTTATCTGAAAGCGGGTCGTACATACGCGAAACTGCGGCACGTGGGGAGTTGCCGATCAACTCTGAAATAGATGTTAGAAAAGCGAAAGAACTTAACAACTTCTATGCCCGTGATAATCTTAAAGTGGGTACTACACCTGATGCAAAGTTCTTGACTACTATACAGCGTATAGATGAAATGGTCGTGTACAAACTGGATGCTGACGGTAATCTTGTTATGCGAGCCGACGGCTCCAATCGTCCAGAACGTGCAAGGATGTTTGAAGACACTGAGTTGTATGATTTCACCGATCTCGATCAGACGGGCATACCTCCGAGCCAGCAAATCCCTGCCATACGGAAAGAAATAGAAACAGCGACGAACGGGGTTAATACTAGCCTTAAAGACATAAAAAATAGCGTAGAAAAAAACAAGGAAGCAAATCTACAAGCTATTCAAGCCGTGTCTGTTTTAACGACTAAGCTCAAGGGCGATACCTTAAAATCTACTACTGTTATTTTAGATACTATAGGTAGAGGTAATATACAAGACATAACGTCTGTAAGGTCTGCTTATATCTCCAGAGCTATTAGCGGAGACAGCGGTCTAACAGAAGAGGCTGCAAAAGAGATCTTTGATCAGCGTATGCGTCACATACTTTCCTTTGAAGTCCTAAGTAAAGTTAGGGGTCCAGACGGGGCTCCTGATCCTGTAAAGCTAAATAACCTATTACAGGATCCTTACATAGTAGCGGCACTCGATGAGTTTGCCCCCGGGGCTAGACAAAACTATCAGACTATTGCAGATCTGTATGGTGCTTTTTCTGGAGTAGATCCAAAGAACAAGGTTAACATCTCGGGTATTCCTAAGCCTATCTTGCTCGAATCAGAATTCTCCAAATTCAATGCGATTGGGATGGGCAAATTAGGTGTACGTCAATACGCGTTTCAAACACTTCTAAGGCAAGCACGCCAAAACAAAGTAGTAGTATTTCGTACTATGATGCAAGACCCTAAACTCGGTCGTATGTTTGTTGAGGCACTAACAACCGGAGAGCCCTTGAGTTCATCAGATCTTAAAATGTTCGAACTGCGTTTAACTACTGCAATAGCCAGAGATCTGTACTTAAGCCAGTCATCAACAGAGAATGGGGTAGTCGTACCTCTCTTGAACAGCGCTGGGAGAGTAGTACAGGGTGTTACTGCTGTGGGATCCTCTCTCTTATCAATAGGAGGAGAGGGCGACAGACCACAGATACGAGCTCGAGGCGGTTCAATGGAAGAACAGCTACGTCGAATTGAACAAGACCAACAAAATTTAAACAGGAGTATGCAACCATGAAGACTTATTATAACGGACCAAAAGGAATGCGCTACGGCGGTATGTCCCGCAAGCCCATGATGTACGGCGGAAGTGCAGGTATGGGCAAAAAGAAGAAGATGATGGGTGGTGGTATGGCAAAGAACTCACCTGAAATGTCGTCAGCCGCACCAATGACCGCCGCTGCGAACATGGTGATGCCACAAAAACTGTCCTAATCGCCTAATATCCAAAAAGAGAACCCCCGTAGGGAGAAATCCTTACGGGGGTTTTTTTATTTGCTACCGAAGCGTTTGTACCACAACCAAGCATGTAACTTGCCCGAGTACTTGCTGAGTACATTAAGAGGTGTGCTGTGCCAAAACCAATGATTGTATCGTTTCATATTATGAGGTACCATTATCTGAATAAGTTCGTGTCCAGTTAGCCTTACATATAACGCAATAGCAGCCGACGGAGGGTTTGGGTATATATCCGGCAGACATCTCTAATCGCTTTATGAGATCCATTACCTCGTGTATAGCAGTCTCATACCCCTCAATGAACACAAGATCATTAGTGTAGCGACCTTCCTCAGCCTCTTTAAGGAGGTCTTTCATAAAGGGTATAAGCCAGTGCGTATCAGAGTACATAGCGGATCAGCCCCCCTGAAAGTACGAAGAGTATCACGGCATTGAGTACGATGATAGCTCTGTCGTGCCACAGCAACCCTACTGCCAGCCACCCAAGTGTTCCCAGAGTAGAGAAGCAGAGGTCGTACACTCTGGGTACTTCCTCGATGGATCGGCAGAGTACGGCCACTATAACAAAGATACTGGACACCCATTTGATGTACCAGTCCAGTGTATAGGTGGGGGTTACCTTCTCCATTACTTCTTAGGGGTGCGTCGGGTGATCTTGCGTACACGCTCTACTTTGTTCTGGAGGTACTCCTCCTCATCGGCAAAGAAGTTGTGTAGAGCCTTCAAGAACCGGAGCTGTACAGCCTTCAGGTACCTGCCTCGTGGCATAGCCCATCCGAAGAAGAAGCCAGCTATAAGGAAGTAGAAGATGGTTAATTGGCTAGGTAGTTCGTACATGGTGGTTATTCCTCGTAAGGTTTGTCATTATCGATGCGGCGTTTAAGTCCGTACCCGTCGTAATACCACTCTCTGTCTTTAGGGTCAAGAGGTACAGGAGGAAGACCGAGAGGCAGCTCGAGCTGTACCTCCTCCTCAGCTTTGGACGTATCCATAGGCTTTCTCCATCATCTCGGATCCGGATGTCTTCAGGTACCTAAGCAAGGATGTTATCTGCCACGTAGCCTCGAAGTCGGGAGCTTCCCGTTTCATCGTCTCAGCGAATACATCAGGGTCTACATAGTCCATATCAATCTTGATATCTCCGTTGCGGGTTAATCCACACTGGAGCGTGAACAGTGCATCTATCTTAGTTGTAGGCTTCTGCTTTATCATGTAATGCTCTTTAGTTCTTTTATTGGAAGGTTGTAGGCATCAGCACGGAACGTGAAGTTATTGCTAGGGTCAACATCACCCTTACTATAGCGACGGGCCTTTTCGTAGAACTCAGACTTAGATATAGAACCTAAGATCCAAGCCCGCTTCATGTTGGTAAGGATACGAACAAACACGTACTCATCACAGTCTTGGTTTGTACCGTGAGCCGCTATAGAGCAGTCATACTCGGCACGAGGTACAGTCGTACACCGCTTGGTCTTAACGTCGATGCGCTTTCCCTCGTGTATAAGATCGTAGTTAAAGGTGTTGGCAAAGTCTGCACCGAGTACCCGTTGAACGACGATCTCCCCCAAGCACCCCAATACGTGGCTCTGATTATCTGTTATGCTACCCGCTAGGTTAGGCATCTCAGATGCTTTACGTCCGGCTTCAACAAGTAGCTCGTCAGTCAAGTCAACAGATATCATAGTTTAGAACTCCTCTAAGTTATCGGGGTACACAAATACAGGAGTTTCTTCCCCCATGTACGAACCTAGTATATTGTACTCGAAGTACTCAAGAGCTTCAATGGCGTCCATACCATCACGCTTCTGTAGAATGTCGAGGCATTTGGCCGTGTCGTACACAAGGATGTTGGGTGCGCCGCAGCGACACCCTAGTCCTATGATTGCATCATCAAAGCCATCTACCTTTAGCACGACTACTCCGCAGCTACTATGTCAACAATCTCACAAGCACCAGCCGCACAAGCTAATTCACGGTTGCCGTTTGTGGTATCTTCAAGTTCAAACTGTAGCATGTCTTCCCAGTTAATGTCAAGAGGCATAGTCAAATCGATCTTGATTTGTTCTCCGTCCGTTCCTTCCAACAGCTGGTACTTGCCTTCGTACTCATCTTTGGTGATGTCTTGGTACGGGGCTTGCTTGTAGGTGTGGTCACTGAACGGCAAGAATGAGATACCGCTAATCAGATCGAAGTTCTTGTACACCCAAGTACCCACCTCTAGCCACTCATGCTCTTTAACACTCACGGTTACGGATGGTTTGTGCTCACACCAATGCTGTGCGTACACCTTCCAAAGCTCGAGCTGTTGGATAGCTGTCATGTCGTTACGACATACGGCACCTTCAGGAGAACGTGTAAGGAAGCTGAACACCGTCGTATTGTCCGGCTTCATGACATCCGGCTCATTGGGTACGCCCTTAGCAATAAGGAACTGTGTCAGCGGATCTTTGTTATCCCCACGTACCGTACGTACATAGTACGGGTTATGCCGAGAGTGAATACCACTCGCCGCATCCGTAAGCTGTGACACGGTACCCGATGGCTTAACACAGGTAATGGCCGCAGAGCGCTCGATGCCAATCTTCTCTGACATGTACCCGTTTTGATCTATGGCTTCTTGACGTAGTGTAGCGAGCCAACGAGGAGAGTCTACCGTCTTAGAGAGTACGCTGTGATCCATGATGCCAGTCAAGGACACACCGAGCAGACGCTCTTCACGGGTGTTATTCTCCCAAACTTTGCGTAGGTACTTGAAGTTGGTGAGGGTCGATTGAAAGGTACCCAGAGTTGTAGCGAGGCGTACCTTGTACTTCAACGTGTCGAGGGTATCCGTAGCACGTACGACAACCTCTGACAGGTTACAGAACTGGTACGGGCGTAGAATAATCTCGGAGCACGGGTTACATCCGAAGTCGTAGTCCGCGTCACGACGGCCATTCTCGAGCACCTTCTTTTTCGATGCGTCACGGTTAAAGATGCCACGCTCGCCGCTCTTGCTGTCGTACAGGGAGAGCCACTCCTTCATGAAGGTACCGATATCAGGACGCTCACGGTACGACACAGAGTTATTGGCAAGAGCACGCTGGGCATTATCTTCCCACCACATGCCTGCTTTAGCGTGTGCCATCTCACGGTTAGATAAGTCTGAGAGGCTGATAAGGGCAGAGCGGCGTACACCACCTACAACTACAATCTCACCAATCTTACACATGATGTCGTGACACTCGAGGGCAGAGAGACGACGGCCTGCAGCTTTCTTGAATATGTTGATTGTGAATTCACACAGATCGAGTAGCGGCTCTGGGCCTGATGCACGACCACCCATTGTCTTCAGACGCTCACCTGCAGGGCGTACGGCAGACACGTCAATGGACGGTACCTGTCCGGCGTACAGAAGAGAGATGAGCTCACGATACGCACGTGCCCAACCACTACGGCTGTCCGCAACGTGTACGACAGTGGGAGATTTTTCGAAGTGCTCATTGACGACGGGTAGCTTGTTGATGTTGAAGTCCTCAACAGAGAAGCCTACACCCGTACCGCACATCAAGATGTACATGCACTCATCGAATGCACGGGGCGTATCTACAGGCAGGTACGAGCAGTTGTACCCGACAATGTTGTCCTTCTCGAGGGCAGGGCCTGCAGTCATGAGGCACCGCATAGAGGGCATGATGTCAAGGTTGAGTACGGCTTCTTCTAGCTCTTCACGCAGTTTCTTAGGAATCTTGTATGCGTGGTTCTCGAACAGGTGTTTCTCCATGAAGTCGAAGTAGCGACCCACAGTCTCCTCCCATGACTCACGACGATTGTGTTCCGGCAACCATCTGGCATAGCGGGATTTGTGAATGAATTGTTGATATATTGTGGGTAGGCGATTCGATAGCATCATAGACCTCCTTCATTTTTTCTTTCTATTTCTATCATTTTTGCTAAGTACCATTCGGCTTTGAGGAGATCCTCGAGGCCATTCTTATAGCGCCAACGCCACAGGTACTTCATGACATTGCCTTGCAGGTACATGGTGAAGCCATCACCGAGAGCGGCTTCGATAGCATCGATACATTCAATACCTGCTTGATTGTAATGTACTGGCTTGTTAACTGGATCGGTACTCATTGCTTCGGCCCGAAGTTAACACGGATGATATTGTCTTCAACAGAGTCGATTGGAAGATCGCACTCCTCAAGAGCTTTCTCTTGGAACCTCGAGAACTCGATAGCGGCGGCACCAAATGAGAACACATTCTCTACGTCCGTGTTCAGCATGGCGAGTAGCCCTTGCATAACAATCTCGGCAGGGTGGGGATACCCATCTTCATCGAGCTCGCCGTCTGTGGTGTCGTACAGGGTAACTGCAAAGGTCTCATCGCCTGTGGGGCGTACGACCATGTAGTACCTGTCAGGTAGCAATATAGACTTTTCCATCTCTATCGCATGTTCGAACTCATCATTCTCTGAACCAGTCATCAGGTATCCTTCCTTCTGCCCACAAGAAACCATGCTTATCGCACCACATAGCATAAGTGGTTTTGCTACTTTTACTTAATCGATTCCGTGATCTGAGGAACACGAATCTTATATCTATATCAGGATTTTGTTTCTTGATCAAGAGGTGTTTTGTTCGGTCGGCTGTGTCGAACTTACCCTTAGCCTCAACGTAGAAGCCGTAGTCAGGGAACCAGAAGTCGGGGGTGTAGGTCTTAATCTTAGGCTGGTAGTTTATTTTGTGAGTCTCGTACTCATAGTTGATTTGGGCCTCTGCAAGTTTCCTAGCGAGGCCCACTTCGAAGTCTGATCTGAACTTGTGTCGTTTAGGTTTCAAGGTATCTCCATCGATGTAGGTGAGAAGCTGTTCACTAAGAGTTCTAGTCTCTTTAATACGTACCCTGCCATCTTCGGGGACGATCTTTCTAAATAAGTAATCTGCTCGTGGATTTTTTGAGTTGGTAGGCATACGACTCCAAAATTATTGAGAACATAATTTATACGTTGAAACTCGTATTCGACGCGGCGTGCATCCCGCTCATAGCTCTCACTCTGTAACGGGGATGACAAGCTCTCCGGCAGGTACATATCGATCAGAGTAAGCGACAAGCCTTTGGGGTGGTTCCTGAGATGTACAACATCAGACGGTCCACCCTTCTTATTATCCGACTCCACATACACATAGAACACGTTAGGATTGATCTCCATATCGCTCGGTCTAAATGTACTGTAGAACAGAAGACTCATACTACACTCTCTACCTTGTACTTGGTGTACCATGCGGCAGGACGAGACTGTGCCTTTGACGTGGCCTTCGGAGCGAGTACGGCTTTGGGCCAGCACTTCTCTTTGAAGCCACAGAAGGAACACGAGGTACACATTAGGCGATTGCCCGTCGGTTCTTTCTTGTGCATCTCCGGCTCGTCACTAAACTCACGACGGAATTTAGGCTTAGATAATAGGTACTTGGCACGTACCAACGCATCTTTCATGTACGCCTTACGATCAGCTTCTTGATCATCAGGGGCGTGACACATAGCCCACTCTCCGTTGTTCTTGTTTACAACAATCCAACCACCGAAAGGAAGGCCAACAGCGCTAGAATACAGATAGCCTTGCATGATGTAACCAAAAGCGTCTTCGGACTTGATCTTTTCGTACCCGCCGAAAGAACCGAATTTATGGTTAAAAGCGAAATCAGACGCGGATTTAATGTCCCAGACTTTTGGTCCACTGCCGTCGTCCATGATAAGGTCGAGAGTACCTTTGATAGTAATTCCTTCACCAAGATCCACCTCCACTGGTTTTTGAATTTCTATAATGTCTGCACCCGCAAGTCGGAGTGCCGTTACAGCTACGGCCTCTATCAAGTCACCGAAGATGAACTTCATAAAGGTGCTGTAGTCCATGTCCTCTTCTTCTCCGTTGAGTTGCATAATCTGCTGACACAGAGGACGACCCAGACCGGACATACGTAACGAGTACTCACCACGACGAGAGAACTGCTTGTCTATAGCGGTGGCACAAGCCTCTACGAACTCATCACGAACAGAACGGGGGAGAC